CCTTTATGGATTTTTGGTACTCTCTTCTCTGCTGTAAGTTGTTTAAAATATTCTTCATCTAATGTGTTGGGGAAGTGTATCAGGTTGGTATCTTTATCGGTCAATCTAGCATGAATGAAATCTTTAGCAGTATCACCACCAACAACATATAGTGCAGTTCTTCTCCTGCCGACAAAGGTAGGCTTAGATGCGATAGGTTTACCAGATTGCGATGCACCTTTAATGGCAAATATCCTGCGTTGGTTCTTACCTCTGGTATAGGTATATACTTGGTCTGTCATGTGACCACTATCTATGCAAGTAGCATTAATGTTTATCTTGCGACCATCTTCTCTGGTGTATGATTTCTTTAGAAATGTATCTAGGTCTTGCCATACTTCTTGTGTTGCAGGATTGCCCCACAATATCTGATATTCTAAAACCCATGCTTCGTAGTTGTGACCCCAACCAATAACTTGTACTTCTAACCTGTCTTGCTGCAAGTCAATTCCTGCTGTAATTGCTAAGACTTCTTGTGGTATAGCTTCATCGTTGTATTGCTCACATTTAGACATTAACAATTCAGAATCTACAACTTCTCCTTGCTCAATTTCCCAACATTCACCTAATGTTGTATTGATAAATGTTTGCAATAGCTCTGGTGACTTCTTGGCTTCTAGGAAATCTTCTACTAATTCAACCCAAGTTCTGAAGGGTGAATAAAGCTCAGATATATGAAAGCCAACTTTCTTAGATTTAGATTGTGCTTCCCATTCACCATTTAATAACATCCACTGCTTTTTACTTTCAGGTATTATTGAACCACAATTAACACATGATAAAGATGCTGTTTCAGGTTTATTTTCGTGCCATGTTATTTGTTGCCACTTTAGTTCTTGTTTGTGGTTACATTCTGGGCATGGCACTTTATACACTCTTTTATCTGATTCTTCGTAAGCCCTTTCTATTCTGCTTAATCCTTTTATGGTTGGTGTGGATGTCAGGATAATCTTACGATTCCAAAATGTTGTAGTTCTTTTTCTACCTAATGATATGGGGTCTCCTTCGGTTGAGGCTGATTGTGGGTATCTATCAACCTCATCGCACAATAATATTCTTATGGGTCTTGATGCTAAGCCACTGGCACTATTAGCACCAACCAAAGATATAGCTCCACCTGCGAACTTTTTATGCATAGTAGTATTTTCAGCATCCCTGCTTCTTGGGTCTTTAACTTTGCCTTTTAGATTCGGTGTATCTCTGAGCATGGGTGCAAGCCTATCTTTACTGAAGGCTTGTGCCATAGATAGTGATGGTTGAATACAAAGAATGGTAGATGGTTCTTGGTCTATGTAATAACCAATAGTGTTTAGCAGTATTTCAGTAGCACCAACCTGTGCTGATTTAATAAAAACTATTTCTTCTACACTTGGGTCATTAATGACACGCATGATTCCTCTTTGGAATGGCACTCTGTCTGTTCGCCATTGTCCAGCTTCAGCAGATGATTCAGAAGATAGTTTTCTGTAGCTATCAGCCCACTCATCAACTTTTAAGTCTGGTGGTGGTTGCCAAATATTACTCAGTTGTTTCCAGACTGGATTTAGTTGCTGCATCCTCTGATAACTCCTCTAGACATTCATAGATTGATTCTTTAATGATGGCTTGTGCTTCAGCATAAGTATCGGCTGCTTGTGTTAGGTGTCCTAACTTAGATGGTAGTGCTAATAACTTACTTCTAACATTCGCTACATAGTCAGACCATATTGTTTTAATTAAATCAGTAGATATAAGCTCATTTTCCTTTTCTTGTAGTTCAAGCTCAGCTCTATCGGCTTGTGCCTTCGTCAATCTTGTTCTTTCTTCGTTTAAGTCACCAGAACTTGTGTTTTTGCCTTTTGATAACGACCTTAGATAACGAATGTATCTAACTCGGCAATCATCTACATCTTGTCCACCTGATTTACCAGATTTAATCAATATATTCTCATTAAATAGGTCGTGAACCCTTACAGATGATAGGTCTAGGTGTTCTGCTACTTCTTTAATTGTTGCCATGTTATTTTGTTAGATATAAACCACACTTATATCCCCAGTCGCTAGAAATAAACTGGTGTCCGAATACCAAGCAGAAGATATTGGCTAGTAAGAACCTACAAGCCCCTATCCATAAGGGTTTCAGAGGATTGGTTATTTTTCCATTATTTTTTAGTGCCATTTTAGTCATAAGAGATATAAATATTAGTTATATTACCTCGCTGTTTTCAGTGCTTTTCTTAATGCTTTGTCTAGTTGTTTATCAAATGTGTTCTTAGAATACATCTTCCCTATCCTGTAGAAGTCAAATGGTTTCTTATCGTAGTTCACACTGTCGTGGAACTTAATCAATAAGATTGGTGCTTGTCCTTTTCTTTGTTGTTTCCATACACCAGTAACACCTTTAATAGTTGCAATAAACTCTTTTGTTCCTTTAACTAAACCAGTTCTTTTACCTGCTATGTTTCCATATTTATTTAGTCTTTTATTTTTAACTATTGGTACTGGTATCTTTGTTGCTTGACTTCTAACACCACCATCTATTTGATATTTTAAATATGCTTCAACTTCTGGTCTTAGATAAAGCACACCAACTTGATTGCTTTTAGTTGCTTTGTTTACTAAGAAACCTCTTTGTGTGAATGGAACTGGTCTATCCAATTTCTTTACAGTTTGTTTTGCCATTTCCTTCTTCAGACCAAACAATGTATTGTTGATAGCCTGTGCTGTAGCAAATGGCATTTGTTTCTTCTGAAACTTATTCAAGCCTTTATTAAATTCTTTGATGTTATCTTTAATCTTTATTTGCATAATGTAATTCTTTGTATAGCTCTAAATAGTGTATCGCCTTTTCGATATCTTCTAAACCACCTTTCTGCTTATGTCTAGTTATGTACTTGACTACATTACCAAGACAGAAGCCTAGTTCATTGGCTTCAATATATTCTATCGGCTGCACTTTCATTATCTTGTAGTGATTACTACCTACTTGCTTATCAATAGCTTTTGGCTGATTGATTTTTACTTCTTTGCTGTCATCCCACTCATGGGGCTTAATATTATCGATGCTCATATATTCGTACCTCCTTTTTTTATAATGGTATCTTTAAAATCATCATCATCATATGCCTCAAAAACACAGCCAGATTTAGATGAAATATCTTTGTATATTGGTTTAATTTTATTTTTATACAATTTATTTTTGACCTCAATCCAATCATAGATTTTGTAATATGTGAAATCTTTTTTATTAGAATCGAAAAATGCGTACAAATTGTAATCAACATTAGTTTCAAATAATTTATCTTTTTCGCATTTAGCGCCACTTGGGTTTTTGACAGTGATCGTGAATTCATTTTTATATTTAATATCTAAATATTTTCTAACACGACATGAAAATCTTAGCTGTAGTTTTTCACCTATCACAACAATATCTGTAGATTCTCTTATGTCTTGATGAAAGTTACTTTCTACAACATCCCAATAGTCAATCTTGTTTTGATTCAGCCATTCCTTAATATATTTAATATAAAGAGGTCTCGCTTTATTATCCATTTCAAACCTATTCATTGAATTCATCCTCTTCATATCCGAAAGTTTCATAACCTTCTCTTGATTCTCTAGCAAAATAATCTATTCTCGGTTCAGGTGATACTCTCTTCACTAAATCATAAAATTCATCAGGCTTTCTTGAATGTTCCCTTCTTGGTGCATTGAAACAAGTAAAGAATTGTTTTGTATCTAAGAATCCTTGACCCCCTTTTCTAGCCAACAGAACAAATTCACAATTATATTGTGGTAATCCTACAGGTTGAAAACCACCATTCTTGTGCCAAACGAAAGTTACCAAATATTTAAAATCCCATGCATTTAAAATATCAAAACATTTTGGTAGATATTTTTGTGTTGTCCATAACCATAAATGACACTCTTCATGTGCAGGTAGCTTCATATTTTTGATTTCATCTATGCTCATAGTTGGATAATCGAAAACATCGTTACTAAAAGTTCTGTCTTCCATTTGAATCCTTTGCATTTCCCAAGGTGGGTCAATAACTATGGTTTTATATTTACCTTTAGGTGGTGGTATTTTCATAGCCTCTCTTTTTTTAGCTAGGAGTTGTTCTTTCGATTTTGCCGACCTTTCTGCTCTTATTTTAGTAGCCATCTTTATTATTTCATCTTCACCTTTAGCTACAATTTCTTGTTGCTGTTCTTTTGATAAAGTAACAATATCTACAGCCGACCTTTGTGAAATGCTACCATCTTTAACACCTGCGATAACAGCATCATCACCTTTGTTTTTTATGGTGGTTGCTCTATGTAAACTTTTTGTAGTTGTATTATTTTTTTTAGCAAATTGTTGTTGGTTAAAATTAAGACCATGGTCTGAATTAGGTCTACCTCTTCGCCAATCTTGGAACTCAACTAAGTATTGATCTATCTGTTGTTGTTTTAGATGCCTTCTTCTTACATTTAAAGCAATAACATAAGCATCTGGTTCATCACCATCGTATTCTACAAACAATGGTTGAATACCTGCTTCCAAACAAGCATTAAATCTATTTCTACCATCAAGTATTTTTCCTTCATATAAAACGATAGGGTTTAGTAACCCATTTGTTTTTATATCATCTACTAATTTGTCAAACTCATCTCCTTCTATTAAAGGAAAGATGTTTGCTAATTCATGTGCTTCGTACATATTCATAATATTCTCCTTTTTTGTTTCACTTATTTTAACCCACTGAAACAACAATTTTTAGCCCATAAAAATCTAATCAGTGTTGTTACAGGGTTTTCTCCTTTATTTAAAAGGCTTTCAGCCTTTGTATTATTAGGTGAAGGGTAAATATATATATTGTAACACTCTCTACTACTCTTATAGAGTAGAGAGG